GAGCTGGAGTCAAACCCGAAGTTGCAATACCTAGTCCCGAGCAAGAAGGACAAGTGGTCCAGCCGCTACATCAAACTGAGCAACGATTCCAGAATCTATGCGAGAGGCTTCGGAACGAAGGTGCGCGGTGCCCACCCCGATTGGATTATCGTCGATGACGGGCTGAATGACGAAACCATCTATTCGGAAACCACGCGGTCAAAACAAATCGATTACTTCCTCACAGCCATTTCCAACATGGTGATTCCGGGCGGGCAAATCATCGTGGTAGGAACCCCATTCCACAAGATGGACTTGTACGGGGAGCTGCGGGAAAACGAAGAGTACCATTTCCAGAAATACCAAGCATGGGCAGATGAGAAGTCTGGAATCCCGCTGTGGCCTGAGCGGTACAACAAGGAAAGGCTGGAAGCAAAGAAGCGAGAGATTGGCGGCATCCGGTTCACAAGAGAGTTCATGTGCGAGCCGGTGGCCGATGATATGAGCCTGTTCCCGAGCTACCTGTTCAAAGGGGAGCCGATAGAACAGTACAGCGTCAAGTTGGGGATGGCCCGAAAATGGTGGGATGAGCATGTGGGCGTGGATGTGTTCATGGGAGTGGACTTTGCCATGTCGAGTTCCGTCCAGGCAGACTACACAGTTGTCTGGACCATGGGGCTAGACAAGAAGGGCAATCGCTGGATAATGGACATTCAACGGGAGCGCGGTCTTCCATACCAGTCGCAGCTAAGTCTGATAAACGAGGTTGCCAGAAAGTACGAGCCCGGATTGATTTTTCTGGAAGACAATCAAATGCAGCGCATCTTTGGCGATGAGCTAATCCGCACAAGCGACTTGCCGATTCGGAAGTTCACCACAGGCATCCAAAAGCATTCTCTGGAAAAAGGTGTTCCGTCATTGCGCGTCTTGCTGGAGAATCACAAGTTCAGAATTCCGCGTGGCGATAAACGCAGCGTGGAATTGACGAATATCTGGATTGACGAAATGCAATCCTTCACATGGAACGAAGGCAAATTGCAAAGTGTTGGGGGACACGATGACACCGTGATGGGTTGTTGGATTTGTGACCAGGCTGTGCGCCAGGGCGGATTCAAGTTCACGTTTGGCGATGAATACGGTGATGAGAGCATGGATGACTTGCTGGCCGAGCTGATGGGCGAAAGCAAGGATGAAAGTCTGGAAAACGAGGATGCCGAAGAAGCTGGCGGGGAGCCGAAGAAGGCGCATCCCCCGGCCAATTTGGTTGGAGCGGGCTTACCGCTGGGAGCACCGCTTCCCGGTGGAATCCCTTTCAAGTGAGGTTGGGCACGGCAATCGGTTTCGAAGTTCGCTCTCCGCTTCCGGTTGCCGATGCCCTTTGAATTTTTGGAGGCTGTAATGCCCGCGAATGTTGTCAAGACGGCAGAGGATGAAAGACTCTGGAACAAGGCCAAGGTGCAAGCCGAGAAGCAGGGCCGGGCGGGGGACTATGCGTACATCATGGGCATCTTCAAGAAGATGACCGGGCGCAAGTCCGAAGAGCCCGCAGGATGCGCTACTCCAGGCGAAAAGAAGCGTTCTGAGGGCATGGGAGCCGGTGAGGCAAGGGGAGGTGGCAAGGGGCCGATGGGAAAGCCTGTGGGGCTCAAGAAGGCGTTTACCATCCCGGCAGGATTCAAGATGCAGCGCATTCCAGGCCAGGTGCCAGCAAAGAGTCTGGAAAGGGCGGCGAAGCTGGACAAGATGCCGAAGGGGTCCAGGGCGGCGCAGCTTTTGAACCACACCGACCCCATGCTCAGTCCGAATGCTGTGGTGAAGGGGCTGGGCTTCGACATGACCAAGGAAGGCGACTGGACGAAATTTCTGGAAGAAGCTTTCCAGACAAGCCCGAATGAGTTGGTGTTGCGGAAGACCATCATGGAAAAGGCTCTTCTGGAGAAGCAGGAGCCAGCGCTTCGCCGGGCGATTCTGGAACGGAGCCTGAGCTACTGGCGGGAATCGCGGAAGTCCATGGTCGAGGTGTTGACCCCGGATGAGCTTCTGGAAAAGGGAACGCCGTTTGGCGGGAAGACTCCGAAGGGGTACACCAAGAAGAAGGGCAAGGGCGGCAAGCCCATCTATGTGAAAGAGGGGACGGGCAAGAAGTCTGGAAAGAAGAAGTCGAAGAAGAGTAAAGCGGCTCCAGAGTTGACCCCGGAGCAAAAGGCCGAAGAAGCATTCAAGGTGAAGTGCCTTCTCCAGACAAAGTACGCAGACCATGCTTACGCGAAAGAAGCAGCGGACGCTGTGGCGAAGAAGTTGGTGAAGCATGTCAATCAAATGTACGGGTACATCTTGCATGAAAAGCAGCTTTCATCGCATCCGGCGTTTGAAAGGCAGCGTATGGAAAAGACCCTCACTCCATTGGTTGCCGAGTATTACAAAAACGCGGTTGACGATGTGAAAGCGGGGCATAGCTGGGGGAATGTGGATTGGTCGGATACGGATGAGTTCATCCGGCAAGTGGTAAGGCCGGGGCTTTCAAAGGTGTTCAATTCCGTGACCAAGTTCCAAGGCGTCGGTCCTTTGAGCTACGTCAACCGATTACGCAAGATGGAGAAAATCCCGTGGGAACGGGAAATGCGGAATTGGGATTCGGAAGCGAATGCGGAATACCATGAAGTCCGCAAGAGGGAAAAGGCGGCGCAGTCTGGAATGGGCAAGCTGGACTATGGGGAGTTGATGAAGCTTCCCGTGGGGGCCAAAGTTACCGTCGAAGTGTCTCCAGGCGACATTGGTGTGGGCGTGAAGACTAAGAAGGGTGGGAGCACAATCTGGAAATTCACGCGGTCGGATGGCGTGACGCTGGACATTGGCGATGAGCAATTTCTGGATTCTGCGGTTCGGGGCGTCGGGAAGGTAGAAAAGGCAATGCCCACCGAAGAGCGTTTTGTGATGCGCAAGGCGGTGGCCCGGGGAGGCAAGTATTACAAGCGCGTTCCCAAGAAGGATGGCAACGGGCATCACTACTTCTACAAGCCGGAAGACTACGACAACCGGCCCGATGCGCATCTTTCTGGAGAGGACGCGGGCAGAACGTATCTTTCTGGAAAAGTCGCCAAGTGCGTTGCGGCGGCGGGCAAGAAGGGCTGCGGCCCGGATGCCTTTCAGGATTTGGTAAAGAAGCACGGCCACAAATCGGTTGCCCAAGTCTTGAAGGATTCGGTGAATGGTGGGAAGCTGTCTTTCAAGAAGGGCAAGTTCTACGCAGTCGAATCGAAACGGAGCGAAGCATGAAGGTCATTACGGACAAGGGAACTTTCGACACAGAGGCGGGGGATTTTCTGGAAAAGGGCAAAGCCCTTCCCGGTGGCGAAGCGGAGAAGCAGAAGAAGACCGAAAAGGATTTTCCGCCCGAAGCCGTGAAGCAGGGAATCAAGGTCGAAATGGAACATACCGATGACCCGAAGGTCGCCAAGGAAATCGCTTTGGACCATTTGGCCGAGAGTCCGAAATACTACGACAAGCTCAAGGTCATGGAAGAAGAGCTGGAAGAAGATGAAGCCAAGAAGGCAGAGCCCACGACACCCGAAGAAGAAGCCAAGCGGGAGTCCAAGATGCCGGACGCTCCCCCTCCGCCCATTCCAGGCGTGCCGAGCGTGAAGAAGTCCGGGCTGGATTCTCTGGACGAATATCTGGAAAAGGGAAGGAACGCGACTCCCATCGGGGGGAAAACTGAATCCGGGCTTACGGTCAAGATGGTGGGCGGGAAGCGCGTGTACTTCAAAGAGGGTGAAGGCGGGGGAAGCAGCGGTGGGGAACAGAAGGAATTGAAGGACGTGACTTCGGAGTGGCAAAACCAGAATTCGCATTGGTTAGGGAATTCAGTTTCCCCAGGAACTACGATTACAGTTACGGATAAGGGGGGCACGGAGCGTACCTGGGTCAAGGGGGCAGGGGATTATTTTATCGGCATCGCGTATGATGATGGCGCGAAAGTTCGAGACCCCGCTATGCGCACTTACAAAAAGACCCTCAGTGAGTTAGCGGAGCATCTTTCGGACAAAAATTGTGCGAAGGTGGCGGCGGGTACGAATTTGACTGGATACGCCAAGGGCATCGTCCAGGGCAATAAGATGCTATTTAGTGGGAAGGGGGCGAACAATGCGCTTGCTACTTGGGCGATTATGCCCGAGGGGCGGGAAATGAAAATTTTGGCGGGCTATGCCAATCCTGATTTGCCTGGGTCTGCCCCGAAGGGTGCGGTCATTTCTGGAAAGCATCGCAGCGGGGCGGAGCATACCGTGAAGAAGATTGGGGATGGCCCGGAAGGGCGGTGGGTAGTCGTTGCAGGCGACCGGAAGGGGAAAGAGTATTCCACGGAGGCGATTGAGCGGTTGATGGGGAAGGGCAAGTCTCCATTTGACCCGAAGTCATTTACTTTCGGGAAGCCGGTGGGGGCGAAAAACTTTGGTGGAACGGAGAAGAGCATGTCTGGAATCGAATCTCTGGATGACTATCTGGAAAAGAGCGCGAGCCATAAGTACCTGCGCCGTTGGAAGGGCAAGGACGGGAGCTGGAACTACGAATACAAGCAAGAGAAGGGCGGGAAGGGTTCGAAGTCTGCCATGAAGCGGGAGGCTTGGAATTACGCAAACGAGCTGGGAGGGGCGGCTTCGAAGGTAGCGGAAGCCGGGCTCAAGGAGTCCATCAAAAAGCTCAAGGCGGCAGGGCACAAGACAAAGACTCTGGAACAGTATCTCAGCGCATACCAGGCGGGAGGTTCCGAGTGGAAGCAGATGAAGGCGAAGGAGTCCGAAGCTTCCAGAAAAATGTTGAAGGAGAAGACCAAGCCCAAGGGGAAGGACACGTTTGACCCGTTGGCGGACATTATGGGGGCGAAGTCCCCCAAAGGGGCATCGGAGGCTAAGGCGAATCTCAAGCCCATTTCTGCCGCTGAGAAAAAGGCGGCAAAGCAGTTGCAGGAGAAGGCTAACTTCCCCTCGGTTTCTGAGGCGACCGTGGCCCAGGCCGAGTCGCTGGGCCGCACAGAGAAAGATTATCGTGGCTATCTGGATGCGGTGATTAGCGGGGATGCGGAAAAGGCCGCGAAGATTTTGGAAGCGGCACAGCCGGTGTACCCCGGCGAGCCGACAGGGGCCGAAATGGCTCAGAAGGAGTTGCAGGCGGCTACCGAGGGGGAGTCCGGGGGTTCGAAGCCCAAGAAGAAGAAGGAGAAGAAGCCCAAGCAAGCCAAACTCGGCAAGACCCACAGGAAAGCGCTGGGGGCGGGCACCCGGAATGGCGTTGTGCCCGGAGGGCTCCAGGCGTCGGAGAAAGCCGTGTACGACATGGTTGACGCGGGGCTGATGGAGTATTCGGGGCACGGGCAGTACAAGACCACGGACGCAGGGCGGAAAGCCTTGGAGGCCGGAACGTACACAAAAAAGAAAGTGGAGAAAAGCATGTCTGGAATCGAAGCGTTGGGAGAGTTCGCCAAGGCCCGGAACGTGACCCCCGTTGGCGGCAAGACGGAATCCGGCCTCACGGTCAAGATGGTGAACGGCAAGCGCGTTTACGAGAAGGAAGGCGAAGGCAAGCCCAAGAAGTCTGCCCAGCCGTTGACGGATGACGAAAAGGACGCCGCCGATGAGCTGATGCTTTTTCTGGAAAACGATTCGGACATTTACCGGCAGCGCGAAGCGTTCGAAGCGAACGTGGTCAAGAAGATGGCTGCGGGGAAGTACGATTCCGCCAAGGCGGGCAATCTCTGGAAGTACCTTGCCGAGCGTGCGGCGAAGAAATACAAGAAGGAAGTTGGCGATTCGGGGGACTACAATTTCACCCCCAAGGTGCGCTTGGCTGTGGGCAAGGAGCTGGCGAAGGACTTCGAACAGATGGTGAAAGATAACCCCGAGAACTACGACCAGCACGTTCCCAAGAAGTATAAGGAAGGGTGGAAGGCCAAGGACGCGGACAAGCGTAGCATGCAGAAGAAGGTTATCGAGGCCAAGGCAGGCGACAAGGTGAAGTTCAAGAACGGTGATACAGCCGTGAAGATGGAAGGCGACAAGTGGACCTTGACTACCGAGAGGGGTTCGACCCATGAGGTGTACGATGGGCATGTCAAAGGCCGACTGGAGGGCATTCAATTCATTCCGAAGGGTGGCGGCGGGGGAAAGTCTGAGAAGTTGGATGCTATCTGGAAGAAGATGCATTCCGATTACAAGTCGGATTCAAACGGCGTGAAGAAGGTCATGGTCATGCGTTCGGGGGGCAGTACGTTGGTTCCGTTGACGGAGTTGACTTCTGCGGAAGTAGACAAGCTTTCTGGCGGCAATACGAAGAAGTCTCTGGAAGACTGGCTTCTGGAAGACATGCTGGAAAAGGCATGGGAGGAAGACATGGAAGAATATCTGGAAAAAGCAGACAGCTTGCCTTCGGGCCAGCCCAAGATGGGCGGAACGGGCGGCGAGCAAGGCGGCACCTTGGCAGGCAAGGGCAAGCAGAGCGGGTCGAGCGACAGCGCGGCTACCCCTGGACAGGGAGCCCCCGCACCGAAGAAGCAGAAGTTGTCCGAGGATGATGAAGATGACGAAAAGCAGATGAAGCCCCACAAGAAGCCCATCGAAAAGCTTTCGTCGGCTCGCAAATCGCTGGACGGCACGGCCCGGAGCCAGATGGATGCGGTGGCCTATGAACAGGCCCAAGAGGTTTCCAGACTTCGCAAGGGTGATGAGGATGTGACCGTGGGCGTGGGGATTGCCCCTCCGCAAGCTCCCGTCGTGGAACGTCCGGAGGCGCACTTGTTCATGCAGAAGGGCGGCGATTCGATGGTGGTCTATTCGGATGAAGCCGACCGTGCGGCAACGGAGTTGATGAAAGCCGACCGGGAGTTCTACCCGATGGGAGCCCCCACGATTTCTGGAAACTCGGCATTGGTTCATCAGCAGACCGCGTGCCCGGCGTGCGGGCATTCCATGGCGAAGAGTCTTTCGGTGTGCCCGACTTGCGGCCACGGGGAAATCGTTCATCGGCACATTCCCGGCATGACGCTGGAGAAGTCCGAGGAAACCGAGGTTCGGCATGGTCCGGTGCTGCGCCCGGCGAAAGCCGAAGAAGACCTCTACCTCCCCGCTGGGGTCAACATCGAAGACGAATAGGGTGCGGACATGGCATTTTGGGAAGACTTTCGGACGCTAGGCGTGCGAGCGTTAGGAGCCGCTGGCGGCGTCTTGAATGAGTGGGCCAAGGGCGACCTTGCCAAAGCCGACACGGAAGGGCCTGAGAGTACCCCAAGGGGCTCTCAGGCCGATTCTGCGAAGTCAAACCCGGTGCCAGCCCAGCCGACAAAGGAAGACCCCAAGAGTCTTTTCTTTGACCCTTTCGCAATCATCGAACAGTTGGGGTTCAAAGACCGCCCGAGCTATTTGACTTACGGCACCTTGAAGGCGATGGCTTACCGGACCCCCATCATTCATGCGGTTATCAACACGCGGGTTCAGCAGGTGGCGGCGTTTGCCCAGCCGCAGCATGACCGCTATCAAATGGGCTACCGAATCAAGTTGCGAGAATCTGGAAAAGAGCCGACCAAGGCAGAGCAAGACTGGATTACACAGATGGAAACGCTCATCCAGAGAACGGGCGTGACGGACAATCCACGCGGGAGGGCGGACTTCGAAACCTTCCTTCGCAAGATGGTCTGGGATTCGTTGGTCTATGACCAGATGACGTTCGAAGTGGTTCCAGACAAACGCGGCGTGCCGTGCGAGTGGTACGCGGTGGATGCGTCAACGATTCGGTTGGCTTATTCCGCTAGCACATTTCAGGATGAAGACCTCACGGAGTTGACCCGGTACGTTCAGATTTACGACGGCATGGTCATTGCCGAGTACACACAAGAAGAGTTGTGCTTTGGGGTGCGGAATCCGCGAACGGACATTCGGTTGTTCGGCTACGGGATGAGCGAGTTGGAAATGCTCATTTCGACTGTGACCAGCATTCTGTGGTCCTGGGAGTACAACCAGAAGTTCTTTACCCAGGGCAGCGCGGCCAAGGGCATCCTGAACTTCAAAGGCGCAGTTCCAGAGAATCAATTGCAAGCCTTCCGGAGACATTGGTATCAGATGATTTCCGGCGGAGTCGAGAACGCATGGCGGACCCCCATCACGAATGCGGAAGACTTGCAATGGGTCAACATGCAGCAAAGCAATCGGGACATGGAGTTCGGGGCCTGGATGGATTTTCTAATCAAGGTCGCATGCGCCATGTACACGATGGACCCGGTGGAAGTGAACTTCAAGTATGGGAACACCGGACAAAGCGGCGGGCTGCAAGAAGCAAGCAACAAGGAGAAAATCACAGAGTCGAAGGAGCGCGGGTTGCGCCCGTTGCTGCGCTTTGTTGAGCGATGCATCAACCAGTACATCGTGTGGCCTATCAACGAGAATTTCGAATTCGACTTCGTTGGCCTGGACGCGATGACGCGAGATGAAATCGCAGAGCTGAATTCGAAGCGCGTGAAGACTTTCTTGACCATCGATGAGCTGCGGGCAGAGGATGACTTGCCTCCGCTTCCAGACGGCAAGGGTGAAATCATCCTCGACCCGACATGGCTGCAATTCGCTCAGGGCAAAGACATGGCCGAACAGGGCGAAGAAGAAGGCGCGATGGGCGAAGGTGAAGAAGAAATGGACTTCGAATCCTTGCTCGCTCAGGCAGGGGGCGGCGAAGAAGATGAAGGGGGCGAAGAGCCCGAAGAAGAGCCCGAAGAAGAAACCAAGAAAAGCTGGATTGTGAAACTGTAAGGAGCGAGTCATGGCGATTCGAGTCAAGCACAAGGTCCGGGTCCACACCTTTCGGGACACCGATGAGGAAAACCCCTATTACAAGCCCAGCGACACAGGCGCGGAAGAAATTCTGGATTCATTCGACAAGCAATGCGCGTCGAATCTGAAAGTGTTGCAGAACACGTCCGAGTCTTTGAACTTCGGTGATGTGGATGTGGTCAAGGGCATCTATCTGGAAGTCAACGTCGAAGCGAAACTCAAGCTGAACGGGAGTACCGACGAAATCCAGCTTCGCAAGGGGAGCACGCTGTCCACCGCGAAGGCTAAGTTTTTTCTGGAAGGGGACATTAGTTCGGTCGAAGTTGTGGCCCCTACCACGGAAGACGTTGTGGGCGAATTCGTTGTGTGGGGAGACCCGACAGCGTAGTCTAGTGGTGGAGGTGGCCGATGCGGTTTCGCTTGGATGCGACCCCGAAGGAGCTGGCGGAAAAGTCTGGAAAGCTTGTCGAGGAATTGAGCGAGCTATTCCAGTTCGATGCGCCAGACCTTGCGGAGTCTCTGGAAAAAGCTCTTCCAGCAAAAGAGCCGGAATTGAAGTACCCGGTGTTGCGGGAGCTGCAAGCGAAGACCGCCAAGCTCTACCGGGAGCACATGGACCAGATGCTCCAGGCTATCGGCAAGGTGCTGGACCAGGGCTTGGGCAAATCTCTGGAACATGACCACACGAAGCCCATCGCAGACAAAGACGCGGTGGCCTACCAGCGCGTGCGGGAAGTGCTTATTCGCATGGGTTGGGAGGAAGTGGACTTCCAACCGGGAGGCCCGTTGTACGGTTGGAGTGTGAACCAGCTTTTGGACTTGGCAGACAGGGGGAAGAAGGAATGAGCTGGAATCTGTACCTTGGCGATTGTCTGGAAACGATGCGGGAGTTCAACGAGGCGTGCGTGGATTCCATCGTGACAGACCCCCCATACGGGTTGGAGTTCATGGGGGAGGAATGGGACCAGGGCGTTCCAGGCGTGCCTTTCTGGAAAGAAGCTTTGCGCGTGCTCAAGCCCGGAGGGCATCTTTTGGCTTTCGGGGGAACGCGGAAGTTCCATCGGTTGGCGTGCGCCGTTGAAGACGCGGGATTCGAAATCCGCGATTGCGTCATGTGGATTCATTC